CATCAACGTCCCGCCCGGCTCCTCCAAGTCGATGATCGTCTCGGTGCTGTGGCCGGCATGGGAATGGGGGCCGAAGGGGCGCCGCTCTCTCCGCTACCTCACCACATCCTTCGCCGAAGACAGCGTGAAGCGGGACACCCGGAAGCACCGGGACCTGACCCTGTCGGATTGGTATCGGTCGCTCTGGCCTGAGGTCGTGCTGACCCGCACCGGCGAGATGAGCTTCGCCAACCAGGACACCGGCACCCGGGAAGGGACGGCGTTCGGCTCGCTGACGTCGAAGCGCGGCAACCGCCTCATCATCGACGACCCCCACTCGACCAAGACCGCGGAGAGCGACGCCGAGCGATCGGCCACGGTGCGCCAGTTCCGCGAAGGCTCGCTGAACCGCCTGAACGACCAGGACCGGGACGCCATCGTTGTGGTCATGCAGCGCCTGCATGAGCAGGATGTGACCGGCGCCATCCAGAAGCTGGGGCTCGGGTTCGTCATCCTGATGCTGCCGATGGAGTTCGAGCCCGGCCGGGCCTGCTCCACCGCCATCGGGTTCATCGACCCTCGCACCGAAGACGGCGAACTGCTCGACCCCGTCCGCTTCCCCCGCAAGGTGGTGGACGACCTGAAGAAGGGCCTCGGCTCATACGCCTACGCAGGCCAGTACCAGCAGCGGCCCGCCCCTCGCGACGGCGGCCTGTTCAAGCGGTCGTGGCTCCCCGTCGTCGACGCCATCCCCAACGACATCGTTTCGTGGTGCAGGGCCTGGGACATCGGGGCCACCAAGGGCGGCGGCGACCCGACAGCGGGCGTGAAGATTGGACGGGCCCGCGATGGGACGTTCTACGTCACGGACGTCTACCGGGCCCAGGAAAGCCCGTCCGAGGTCGAACGGACCATCCTCGCCACGGCATCGCTCGACGGCCCCAACGTCACGATCCGCCTACCCCAGGACCCAGGCGCATCCGGCAAGGCCTACGCTCAGACGCTGGTGAAGATGCTGGCCGGCTATCCGGTCAAGACCGTCGCCCCTACCGGCGACAAGGCCACCCGCGCCACCCCCGCCGCCGCCCAGGCTGAGGCAGGGAATGTCAAGCTGCTTCGCGGCTCATGGAACGAGGCCTTTATGGACGAGCTCTGCACCTTCCCGGCCGGCGCCCATGACGACCAGGTCGACGCCTTCGCTGACGCCATCAACGAACTGGCGCTGGCCCAGGTCTCCACCGTCGCCCTCTTCCTGTCGAAGCGGCACCGCTGATGAACCCGCTCCGTCTGGTGGTGAACAACGCCCAGCGCTCGCTACAGGCCATGTTCCCCGGCTATTTCTTCGGGGTTCATAAGCACAACCACGCAGCTGATTTCGGCTATCCCGACCGCGTCGACTTCGACACGGCGTACACCGCCTACAACCGGTACCCCCTCGCCCGCGCGGCCGTGGACAAGACGGTCGGCAAGTCGTGGGAGACCAACCCGCTCCTGCAAGAGTTCCAGCGCGACGGGTCGAAGAAAGGCCAGCAGAAGGAGACGAGGGTCGAGGCGGGCATCCGCCAGCGCTTCGGCGATCTGCGTGTCTGGCAGCATCTGGCCGAGTGTGATCGGCGCGGCCTTGTCGGCGCGTACTCGGGCCTGATCCTGCGCCTCGCCGATGATCAGCCCTTCGACCAGCCGGTGAAGCGTGTCGGCGGCGGGCTGAATGGCCTGGTCGAGGTGATCCCCGCCTGGGAAGGCCAACTGACCGTCAGCCAGTGGAACACGGACCAGCGCTCATCCACCTACGGCCAGCCGCTCATGTTCAGCTTCGCGGAGTCGGCTGTGGGCGAGGCCCAGCAGCCGCGCACATTCACGGTCCACCCCGACCGGGTCGTCATCGTCTCCCGCGATGGCACGCTGAAAGGCCGCTCTGCCCTGGAGCCCGGGTACAACGCCCTCCTCGACATGGAGAAGATCCGCGGCGGCGGCGGCGAGGGCTTCTGGAAGAACGCCAAGTCCGGCCTGTCCCTGGAAATCGACAAGGACGCCAAGATCGAGAGCATGGCCCAGACCATGGGCGTCTCGGCGGACGAGTTGGTCGACAAGATCGACGCGCAGGTCGAGGGCTTCAATCAGGGCTTCGACAAGTCGCTTCTGCTCCAGGGCATCAAGGCGACCCCGATCCAAGTCACCCTGCCCTCGCCCGAGCACTTCTTCGCCATCGCCCTTCAGTCGTTCGCCGCGACGTTCGCCTGCCCACTGAAGATCCTGGTCGGGTCTCAGACCGGCGAGCGCGCCTCCACCGAGGACGCCGAGGAATGGGCCAAGGTGAACATGGCCCGCCGGACCAATGAGCTGGTCCCCTCGATCATGGCCTTCGTGAACCGCCTGGAGCGCTTCGGCATCCTGCCGGCGAAGGATTGGCACCTCGAATGGATCAGCCTCCTCGATCCATCGCCCAACGAGACCTTGGAGCGCGTCGAGCGCATGGCCGAGGTCAACGTCAAGATGCGGGACAGCGGTGAGCTAGTCTTCACCGGCGACGAACTGCGGGCCGAGGTGAACCGCGAACCCCTAAGCGATGCGGAAAAGTTTCGCGAGGATGATGAGGACGACGAAGAGGCGGCTGCCGGGGCAAAGCCTTCGGAAGGCGTTGGGGAACCGGGCCAACTGGAGTAATATCAGGCGGCTCGACGAGGTGTTGGAAGCGCCCCGCCGAGCCTAACCACAACGACGATAGGAGCGTCGATATGGCTACCCGAGCGATATGCTCTGTCGAAGGCTGCGACAAGCCTCACCTCGCCCGAGGGTTCTGCAATGATCACTACCGTCGCTTCAGACGGCACGGTGACCCCGAAGGCGGCGGAACCGCTCAGGGCGCACTGCGGCGCTGGATCGATGAAGTCGCGCTCCACTACACCGGCGACGACTGCCTGATCTGGCCTTTCGGCAGGGACAAGGACGGCTACGCGCAAGGGCGTCATCCGGGACTGAGGACGGGGCGGGCCTATCGAGCGGTCTGCGAGTTAGCGCACGGCGCACCGCCGACGTCCGGTCACGAAGCCGCTCACTCCTGCGGGCGCGGTCATGAGGGATGCGTCGCTCCGGCTCACCTGTCATGGAAGACGCACGCTGAGAACGAGGCGGACAAGAAGGCGCACGGCACGCTGATTGTCGGTTCGGACCACGCCAACTCTCGACTGACAGAGGATGACGTTCGCGAGGTGCGGCGTCTCTTCGGCACTATGACGCACGAAGCCATTGCCGAACGCTTCGGCGTGGCCAGAGCAACTATCAGCCTGATCTCATCGGGCGCGACTTGGGCTTGGCTGACTTAGCCCCCGAAGACGACCCGGCCGCCGAGTCCTGACCACATCCACAATCCGAAGGAGGCGCGCGTGCAACAGCATGACGTGAACGCCCGCACGTTCGTCGTGAACAAGGATCGGACGAAAGATATCGCGCTGGCCAAAGCCAAATTGCAGGACGCGATTGCTCTTCACAAGAAACATATGAACGGCACGGCCCCCACTACAGGCGCAGCCGGTGAGGAATCGCAGCAGGCGATGATGGACATGATGGTCGAGGCACTAAGCGCCTTGACCGGCGAGTCATCGTCTCGCGGTGACATGGCGTCCATGAATGATGCCGTCCGCGTCAACAAGGCCCTCATTGCCGGCGATCAGGTCCGCGTCAACATCCGCACCCTGGCCAACTCGGCGGCGATCCGTCGGGAGAAGCGCAACGGCCGGGACGTGATCATCGTCCCCTCCGCCACCCTGCCCGACGACGTCGTGATGAACGACATCCTCTACCCGGCGGCCGAGATCGCGAAGTCGTTCAAGTCGCTGGAGCGCACCCCGGCTCCGCTCGGGCACCCCTCCATCAACGGGAAGTTCCTGTCCGCCCGCGATCCCGAGGGCATCAACGGCCACTACATCGGCGCCTGGAATGAGAACGTGCGCCAGGAGAAGGGCCGCGTCCTCTTGGACAAGGTGATCGACGTCGAGTTCGCCAGCCAGATTGAGGGCGGCAAGCGCGTGCTGAACGCCATCGACAAGGGCGAGCCGGTCCACACCTCCACCGGCCTGCTGGCCATGCTGGACGCCGCCAATGGCGACGTTCCCTACAAGTTCACCGCTCGAGACATCGAGTTCGACCACGACGCCATCCTCCTGGATGAGGAAGGCGCGGCCACCCCGGAACAGGGCGTCGGCATGATGGTCAACTCGGCGGGCGAAGAGATCGACGTCGTGAACAGCACCCTCACCGAGGATGCCGAGCGCGGGGTTGATTGGGCGCTGGAACACCTCGCCCAGGCTCTGGACCGGCGCGAACGTGCGTCGTGGCTGGAGCGCGTCAAGACGGCTCTCATCGAAGCCCTCAAGGGCTCCGAGCGGGCACAACCCTCCACTAACTCAACGAAGGATGACGACGACATGGACAAGGTCCAGTTCGACGCGCTTTCCCAGAAGGTTGACGCCCTCTCGGAGAGCACCAAGCCCGAAGCCATCGCTGCGGCGATCGGCAACGCGGTCACCGAGGCCCTGAAGCCGGTCACCGACCAGCTGTCGGCCCTGCAGAACGACCAGAAGGCCAAGGAAGAGGCCGAACTGACCGAGCTGCGCGGCAAGATCGTCAAGGCCAACCTGATGGACGAGGACGCGGCGAAGGAGCTGACGCTCAACGCCGCCCGCGCCCTGGCCAAGACGGCGGAACCGGGTGAAGCCGCTCCGATCGTCAACGGCTTCACCCCTCGCACCGGCGAGAAGAAGGGCCACGTCGCCCCGAAGGCGGTGAAGTGATGGCCCGCTTCAACAAGATCTACGCCGGCCCCGTCACCGAGCCGACCCCGCAGGTCCAGGAGCGCATCTGCGCCGCCGCGATCCTGCCGGGCACCGCTCTGGTGGAGTCGGGCGCGAACTTCGCCCAGGCCGGCGCCAACACCGGCGAGAAGTTCTACATCGCCCAGGACAACTACCTCGCTCTCAAGGGCGTGGATGAGGCCTGGCCGGCCGGCGACACCGTCATCGGCATGGAGGCGCTGGACGAGCAGTTCTTCAACGTCCGCGTCCCCACGGGCGTGAACGTCGCTCGCGGCGCCAAGCTGACCACCAACGCGTCGGGCAAGTTCGTCCTCGCCACGGCGGGCCAGAACGTCTGCGTCGTGGCCGAAGAGGCCTTCAACAACAACACCGGTTCCGACCAGCTCGTGCGTGCGCGCGTGGCCCGTCGCAACACGGCCGTGGCCTAAGGAGGACCCGGTACATGCGCTACTTCGATGAAGAGCTGATCGCCAACTCTCGGCCGCACGCCGAGTGGTGGGATCAGCTGGGCGTCTCGCGCGACTACTTCCACCACGTGGAAGAGCACTTCGCGAGCTTCCAGACCAACGCCTCGGCGATCCTGCCGCGGGACGCCTGGCTCGAGCTGGACACCATCACCACCCGCGTCATGCGGGACGATGGCGGCCAGCCCTACATGAGCGACCTGATGGCCCTGGCCAAGCCGGTGAACATCGGCACCATGGCCCACCTGACCCGCGTGGCCTCGGACACCAACAACCCGGTGCACCGCTCGCTGTCCGGCCAGGTCCCGGTCGCCATGGACAAGACCGTCTACGACTACCGCGGGACGGTCGTGCCGATCTTCGCCGACGGCTATGGCCGCGAATGGCGCGAGTGGAACACCCTTCGCTCGGCCAACTTCGACGCCCTGGCCGACGACCAGGAAGGCGCTCTGGACAAGCTCAATCGCAACATGGCGGACTACGCGCTGGACGGCGATGCGACGATCAAGTTCCAGGGCTACACCGCCTATGGCCTGCGCAACTCCCCGCTGACCAAGCTGATCAACCTCGGCTCGGCGGGCGGCGGCGCGAACATCGACCTGACCACGGCCACCCCCGATCAGCTGGAAGCGTTCTTCGTGGGGCCGTTCGGCGCCATGCTGGACGCCAACCTGATCACCGAGAAGGTCAACCTCTACATCTCGCCGGACATTGCCCGGGCCTGGGACCGTTCCTACTCGACGGCCGAGGGCTTCAAGCAGGGCACGGTGCGCGAGTTCGTCGCTCGCAACCGGCGGATCAACAAGATCGAGGTGACCTGGAAGCTGACGGGCAACCAGTTCTTCGGCTTCGTGCCGAACGCTCGGTATGTCCGCCCGCTGATCGGCATGGCCGTCAACACCACGGCGATGACCCGTCTGAACCCGACCGACAACTACCAATTCCTCGTAATGGGGGCGTTGGGCATCGAAGTTCGGGGTGATTACAACTCGAAGAGCGGGGTCTTTGCCTCGACCGTGATCAACTAGGGCGCGGCTAGTCGAGCCACGCCCAAGCCTCCCGCTTCCTGACCCGGCGGATCGTATCCGGCACCACGCCAAACTGGGCGGCCAGATCGATCTGCCGGGCCTTGGAGGCCCTGATCTGCCGGACCGCCGCCTCCGTCAGTTTCGAGGCGTGCTGATCTTCGCCGCGCGATCGCGTCCCCTCGTTCACGCTGTCCAACATATTCGTGGCCTGCGTCCCCCAGCGGAGGTGCTGAGGGTGAATGCACCCCTTCGGCCCGCCACCGCACGAATGGAGAGCGAACGGCTGCTCTGGTGCCGGTTCGCCGTGTGCCAAGGCGCACATCACCCGACTGGCGTGTGTCGTCACTCCTTCAACGGTGACATGGCCATACCCGTTTGGCAGTCGACCGAAGGGCCATGTCAGACAACCCTCCCCCTCGTGCGCAGCGTGATCCCGCAGCCACGCCATAGGCTCCCCCGGAGCGGCCTTTCCTGCCAGCGGGTCGCCATGCACCTGAAGCCGCCGATAGTGGTTTCGGCAGTAGCCTCGCGCGTAGTGACGCTTGCCGCAGCCTTCGACAGAACATAGGGCTCTGATAGCCATTCGCTGATCCTCCACGATCGCGTTGGTTAGGGCTGGATGACGGTGTTAGCGCACCTCTCCAGCCCGCTCAGTATGCCCCAGATCGTCCGCATAACCACGCACGAAAGGGCCGCACCATGCAGCAAACTGAAGCCGACCGCGCCGCGCTGAAGCACCTCGAGAAGGTCGATAGTGCCGGCGACAACCGAACCGCCAACAACGCTGTCCGCCACACCTATCGCGTCCTTTCCGACGCGGAGAAGGCCCAGATGGTCGCCATCAAGGATGCGGGCGCCGCCCTGCTGAGCTTGATCGAGGGAGTCGGCGCTAGTCGCGAACTGTCGCTGGCGAAGACCAAAACCGAAGAGGCCGTCATGTGGGCGGTCAAGCACATCACCGCCTAAGGAGGGCAACCCCATGAGCGACACCCGCATCCAGATCACCGCCGGCGGCATCTATGGCGGCGACGGCCAGGAAATCCCGGTCGGCACCACGCTGACTGTCAAGAAGGAGCCGGTCGCCTGGGCTGGCCGCTACGAGGTCACCTCGGGCGACGACAAGGGCAAGACGGCCGTGACCAACGACGGCCTGAAGGCCGAGCATCACGGCGGCGGCAAGTTCAACATCACCAAGGGCGAAGAAGTCCTGCTGCAAGGCCTGTCCAAGGCCGACGCCGACGCATTCAACGCCCTGTCGGATGACGACAAAGCCGCTTTCGTCGCCGATCAGGCGAAGGCCTGATCCAGATGGCCGTGCATGGAACCCCGGAAGGCTTCAACACGTGGCTCGCGGCACGCGGCTACGTCCTGCCTGACGGCGCGCCCAGCGCGGCCATCCTCCTCCAACGGGCGACCGACTACATCGACGGCCTCTACGGCACGCGCCTGATCGGCGACCAGACCGTTGATCCGCTGCTGACCGCCCTGGCGAACGCGACCTACGCGGCGGCGCTGTATGAGGCGCAGAACCCGGGCGGCCTAGCGGTGAGCGCCACGACCGCCGGCGCCCTGAAGCGCAAGAAGGTCGACGTCATCGAGCGTGAGTATTTCGAGGGCACCGGAGACGCCGTCGCCGATGCGACCGTGCGCCTGTCCTCGGTTGAGGGCCTGCTGGCTCCCTTCCTGCGCCCTGAGAGCACTTCGGCCTGTCTCGGCCTATGGGCGGTTGGCTGAGATGCTGACCTGTGCGACTTTCCCGGCCGTGACCCGCCGCATCGATCATGACGATCCGCGCCTGACCGCCCCTGACATGGCGGCCCGGATGGCGACTGAGACGCTGCTGGACGTCGTGACCTCGGCCGATCTGCTGACGAAGGCGATCCTGAACGACAACCCGATCGAGCAGCAGCAGAAGATCATCGAGGTCGCGAGGGCGCAGTTCGAAGCCTACCTCGATCTGATGGCCGAGGCCGCTCATCACGCCCGGGCCCTGAAGCCCTAACACCATCATGGCAAAGCGCCCGTCTCAACGACGGCTCTTCCGGGAGCTGGCGGCGAAGTTCGGCCTGGAGGTCGCCAACGCCTATCTGGCGGCGATCCGCGACATCACCAGCCAAGTCGAGGTTCAGAAGCTCATCCTGGCCATCGAGCGCCGGGATCTGCAGGCTGCTCTCGACGCTCTCCACCTCAACCGCGCCGCCTTCCAGCCGGTTGAAGCCAAGATCGCCGAGGCGTTCGTCGCTGGCGGTCAGGGCGCCGTCTCATCCATGCCGGCGGCTGTGTCGATCGGCTTCCGCTTCGATCCCGGCAATCAGCGGGCCGCCGCTATCCTCCGCGAGACGGCCGCCACGCTCATCACGCGGCTGCTGGACAACGAGATCGAACAGGCCCGAGCGCTGCTGGCTGAGGGCATGGCGACGGGACGCGGTCCCCGCTCTGTGGCGCTGGATCTGGTTGGACGGATCAGCCGGGCCACAGGGCAGCGTGAAGGCGGCCTGATCGGTCTGTCCGGTCCGCAACGCGAATACGTCGCCGCCGCCCGTGCCGAGTTGGCGTCGATCGACCCTGCCCTGCTCCGCAACTACCTGACCCGGAAGCAGCGGGACCGCCGATACGATAAGGCTGTGATCCGGGCCATCGAGACCGGAAAGGCCATTCCGGCCGAGACCGCCCGCATCGCCGTCACCCGCTACTCCGCCCGCTTGGTCCGGCTTCGTGGCGAGGTCATCGCCCGCACCGAAGGCCTTCCCGCAATCAGGGCCGCCAAGCACGAGGCGTATCAGCAACTGGTTGACGAAGGCAGGGTCGAGGCCATGGACATAGTGCGGGGCTGGTCGACCAACCAAGACGGCCGCCAGCGCGACACCCACGACGCCATGAACGGGCAGGAGGCGCGGGGCCTAGACACGCCTTTCACCAGCCCCAGCGGCGCGCAGTTCATGTACCCGGGCGACACCTCGCGTGGCGCGCCGGCGTCTGAGGTCATCGCCTGTCGGTGCGACGAGTTCATCGCCATTCGCCGGAGGTGGCCGCTATGAGCATCATCACGGGCGTCGCGCAGGAGACCTACGACGACTTCGCAGAGGATTTCGAGGACGGTACCCTGACCGTTCCCGGCGGCCGTACCTCCGACGGTCAAGGCGGATGGATCAACACCGCCCCAGTCGACCACTCCTGCAAGGCCCTGGTCACGGACCCGTCGGACTACCGCCGCATCGCCCTCGGCATCCCCGCCACTGACCGCCTGGTGTTGGTGCTGGGGGCCTCCCTCCCCTCCGGAGTCATTCCCGGCGCCGGCCACAAGATCACCGCTCCTGACCCGCTCCAGGGGCTGGCGCTGAAGACCTTCGATGTGATCGGGAAGACCAGCGACCCGGCGGCGGCGCTCTACAGGCTTCAGGCGCACTGATGGCCAAGGTCACGCTGGACGTTTCCGCCATCGACAAGCTGTCGGGGCGCGCGGCTGAGGGCGGGTTGCGTGAGGCCCTCGGCGAGTACGAGCGCATCCTCAAGACGGACGTGCTGAACCGCGAGGGCACCGGCCGCCAGTACGGCAAGCACCGCGCCTCCGCTCCCGGTCAGCCCCCTGCCCGCGACCTCGGCAATCTGGTCGCCAACACCAACGCGGATCCGGACGTGCGCGAGGACGGCGAGGACCTGGTCGGACGGGTCGTCGCCAACTCCGCCTATGCCGCACCGCTCCACAACGGCACTGAACGCATCGCCGCCCGCCCCTTCATGGATGTGCCGGCGAAAGAGAACCAGCGGCAGCTCACCGAGGCCTTCGTGCGGGGAGCCAAGTCGTGAACAGCACCAAGGCCATCTATCAACGCCTAGCCGAGTCGGCCGACGTGGTCGCGGCGCTCGACACGGTCAGCGGCGCCCCGGCCATCTTCAACGACCGCGCGCCCGACGACTTCGTGTTCTCGGCCAAGGCCGCCATCGTCATTGCCGCACCGTCGGCGGACGTGGACGCAAGCACCTTCAGCGAGACAATCCGGGACGTGACCCAGGACGTCCGCTTCTACGCCCGCGACACCGGATCGACAGCGGCCGTCGACGCGCTAGGCCGCCTGATCCGTGACCTTTTCCACCTCCAGGCCTCCGAGATCGAGGTCGAGGACGGAACCTGCAATCTAGCGACCGCCACGGGGCCGGTCGCAGCGCCGACGACAGACCCCTCGCTGGTCGGTCGGCGGGTTTCGCTCCGCCTTCAGCTCGAAAGGAACTGATATGGCCGTTCAGGCTCAGGGCTATATGAAGCTCAACTACAATGCCGGCACCGATGAAACGCCGGACTGGAAGAACGTCCCCGGCGTCACCGTTGCCAATGGTCTCGGGTTTGGCGAAAACCGGATCGACACGACCAACTTCGACACCCCGCCCGGCACCACAGAATCGCTGTCGGGTCCGCGTCCGAACACCCCCCTGACGTTCACCATGCAGGAGAAGACGGACACCGAGGACGCCGCCGCTCAAGAGGCCATCCATACGGCTGCTGACAACAACGTCTCGCTCGGCTGGCGGCTGATCCGAGGCACCAAGGCCCAGACGTTCAAGGGCGTGCCGATCATGAACCTGTCGGCTCCCGTCAACGGCGTGGTGACGTACTCCGGCTCGATCACGCCAGACGCCAAGCCCACGCGCGGCACGGCGACGCCGTAATGAACGACGCCCGCCTCGGCATCGTGCGCCTCCCGCTCCCCGATGGGCGGGAGGTGGCGCTGCAACTGACCTTCGCCGCCTTGGACGCCAAGGGCCACGACTGGCTGCTGGAGCAGTTCAAGCTGCTGCAGAAGGGCCGCGCCGGCGCTCAGTCGGCCATGGGCGATCTGCTGGAGGTCATGAGCGCGGGCGCCGTCACCAAGGCGGACGTCATGGCCGCACCTGTCGCAGCCTTCCCGCTGTCGCCCTGCATGAAGGCGCTGTGGGATGCCTGGGAACTGGCGCAGTACGGCCCGGCCGGGAGGTCCGCCGAAGCTGGCCCCGCAAACCCTCAGACGCGCCGGCCGACGCTGTGGAGGCG